GACGAGTCACGGTCAAGCGGGCGAGATGATCCTCACCGCCCACGCCCTCGAGCGCTACCGCGACCGCGTCAAGCCGCACCTGACCTTCGAGGAGGCGAACGCTGAGCTACGTCGCCTGCTGCGACACGCAACCATCTCGTCCCAGCGGCCGAGCTGGACCAACGACAAGCACGAGGACGCCACCTACGCCGTGCTGAGCGACGGGATCGTGCTTGTCGTCCTCGGCGACCAGCACGCGGCGGGTGTCGCCGTGACGTGCCTGACACGCGGCGGTGTGGGCGACGAGGCGCGGGCGAAGCGCAACAGGCGCCGTCCTCGCCGGACAGTCTTCGGCGGTAGGTCGCGCAAAGATCGCCGTCCTCACCCGGCCGAGTTCGACCTGGAGCGGGAACTGTGATCGTCAAACTCGTCGCCCGGATCGCCGTCTACGGCACCCCCGAGCCCGGGGGGTCGAAGCGCTGGGTCGGTCGCGTCGTGGACGCGAACCCTCGCGCGAAGGGCTGGCAGGCGAACGTCGCCCGAGCCGCCGCCGAGCAGTACACCGGCGGGCTACTCGACGGACCGCTCGCCGTCGAGATGACCTTCTACCGCGCCCGCCCGCGTGGGCACTTCGGCACCGGGCGCAACGCGGGGAGCGTCAAGGCATCGGCTCCGGTCGCACCGATAACTCGGCCGGATGCTCTCAAGCTCGCCAGGGTCGTGGAAGACGCTCTGACCGGCGTGATCTGGCGCGACGACTCGCAGATCGTCGAGGAGAGCTTGGCGAAGCGCTACGGCGAACCCGAGCGCTGCGAGATCGACGTCTACCGCATGGGCACAGTGGCCGCCCCAGAGGCCGCAGAGACAGAGGAGGCGGTCGCCTGATGGCAGGTAGCACCGTAGACCGAGAGACCAACACGATCAGCGGGAGCCCGGAGGACCTCGCCGAGGGCTTCCAGAGGGCCACCGAGCAGATCCAGCGCGCGAACGGTCAGTTCGCCTTCGCCGAGATCGCGGGCGAGACGCCGGCTCTCAGCCTGTTCTCCGCGTCCGGCGAGTTGGCGTCGTACGAGCACGAGCTGAAGATGTTCCAGCGCGTCCGCGTGACGTTGCACGACGAGGAGACGGGCGAGGAGATCGCGTCCGGGTCGGGCTACGTCTCTGCGGCCGGCGCCGCCGAGAAGAAGGATGCCGACGGAGACTCGATCACCGCGCGTGTCCACAAGATCAAGCTCGGCTAAGCATGCCCACCATGACCACCGCCCCGCCCCTCACCCGCGACCAGCGCCTCGATGCGCTCAGGGAGGGCAACCGCATCCGCGTGGCCCGCGCGGACCTGAAGCGGGAGGTCCGGGAGATGAGCTCGACCAGGGCCGAGGCGCTCGTGCGGAGGCTAATCGAGGACCCGCCCGACGACCTCCTCACGATGCGCGTCGAGGAGCTCATGCGCGCGGTTCCAAAGCTCGGCGAGGGCAAGGTCGCGAAGCTCCTGCGACGGGTGGGCGTGAGTCCCTCGAAGACACTTGGTGGGCTGACAGAGCGTCAGCGCGAGGCGTTGCGGGTCGAGCTCGAGGCGATCGGGCGCCAGTACGGGCCGAGGCTCCTACCGTGACCGGCCGGTCCTTCGACCGCTTTCTGATCCACACGAGGATCGCCGGCCACCGGAAGGTCCGTCGCCTCAAGGCGATCAAGGACGGGCGGTGGTGCTACGTGACCGGGATCCTCGGCTTGGCGGCCGAGTCGCCCGAGCGCGGCGTCCTGCTCATCTCCGAGGGCGTCCCGGCCACTCACAAGGACATCGCCGACCACGCCGACGTCTCGGTCAAGGTGGCTCGGGCGACGGTCGCAGCGGCGCTCGAGGTCGGACTGCTCTACGAGGAGGGCGGAGTCTGGATCGCTCACGATTGGGACGACTGGAACCCAGCTCCGAGGGCCAGCGACGGCAGAGAAGCTCAGCGCGAGCGTAAGCGCCGGTCACGCGCCGGTCACGCCCCTAAGTCACAGGACGGTCACGTCGATGTCACGCGGGACCCTCGCGCGAAGCGCGTTTCCTCTTCTACTTCTGCTTCTTCTTCTGCTGTTGAGGGAGAGGGAGAGTCTGAGAGGGAGAGGGAGTTCTCCGACTTCGCCGCCGACCATGGCCAGGTAACGGGCTCGCTCCTCCCCAAGTTCGGGACGAAGGCACGACAGGCCAGGCTGGAGGCGTTCACCGCTCGCCGAGAGGAGGGCTGGTCCCTCGACGACCTGAAGGACGCGACCAGAGGCGCCTTCACCGACTCCTACCGCCGAGAGCACGGCCACTACGACCTCGAATCGGTGTTGCGACCGACGAAGGTCGACAAGCTCGTCAACATGGGCCGCCGCTTCGCCGCCGGCCCTCTCGGCGCCGCGGCGACCGCCGCCGACCGCGGCGTCACCGACATGCTCGAGGCCGGTCGTCGGCTGCAAGAGGAGGATGCGGCGTGAGCTACGCCGACTTCCTCGAGCGCAAGGCGCGCCGGGTGCCGACCGTAGGCGTCGAGGTGGACGAGTGCAAGTTCCACCCGGCGCTGTACGACTGGCAGCGAGAGGCGACAGCCTGGGCGGTGCGCAAAGGCCGGGCCGCGCTGTTCTGGGACTGCGGACTCGGCAAGACCTTTGCTCAGCTCGAGTGGGCGCGGCTTTCGGCGGACCGAGCCCTCATCGTTGCGCCGCTGTCGGTTGCGCGCCAGACGATTCGGGAGGCGGGCAAGATCGACCTGGATGTGCGCTTCGTGCGCGCCGATGACGATCTTGACGGCGACGGCATCTACATCACGAACTACGAGCTCGCCGATCGCTTCGACCCGACCGCCTTCGGCGCGGTCGTTCTGGACGAGTCATCCATCCTCAAGAACGTCGACGGCCAGACCCAAAAGGATCTAACTTCCCGCTTCGCCGCTGTCCCTCACCGGCTTGCATGTACCGCGACCCCGGCTCCCAACGACGTAGCGGAGCTGACCAACCACGCTGAGTTCCTCGGCGTCATGAGCCGGGCCGAGATGCTCGCTGCGTACTTCATCAACGACGAGCGCGAGTGGCGGCTGAAAGGTCACGCGGCCGAGGCGATGTATCGCTGGATGAGCGGCTGGGCGATGGCGCTGCGCCAGCCGTCCGATCTCGGTTACTCCGACGAGGGCTACGTTCTGCCGCCGCTCTCGATCCTCCCCGAGGTCGTGCCGGTGGAGATGCCGGTCGAGGGCCAACTGTTCGCCGCGGACCTCGGCGGGATCGGCGGGCGCGCACAGGTTCGCCGGCACACCTTGGACGCTCGGGCCGAGCGGGCGGTCGAGCTGGCGCGCGGGGGCGGTCAGTGGATCGTCTGGTGCGGGCTTAACGACGAAGCGCGCGCGGTCGCCGATGCCCTGCCCGACGCGGTGAACGTCGAGGGCTCGTGGGCGCCGGAGGACAAGGCGAGCGCGCTCGAGAGCTTCCAGGACGGCGGCATCCGTGTCCTCGTCACCAAGCCCTCGATCGCCGGGTTCGGGATGAACTTCCAGAACGCCCACCGCATGGTCTTCGTCGGCTTGTCGGACTCCTATGAGGCCTACTACCAGGCCATCCGCCGCTGCCACCGCTTCGGCCAGACCGAGCCCGTTGAGGCCTACATCGTTGTCTCCGAGCTCGAGCACAAGATCATCGACAACGTGCGGCGCAAGGAGGCCGAGGCCGGCCGCTCGATGGCGACCCTGGTCCGATATCTGCAACCCGAACGAGAGGCGGTGCCGGCATGAGCGACGACATCTACGAAACCGAGGAGCGGAGCGGCCCCGGCTGGGACGTCTGGCTCGGCGACACCTGCGAGCGAATCGAGGAGGTCGAGCCGGATTCGGTCGACCTGTCGATCTTCTCGCCGCCCTTCGCTTCGCTCTACACGTACTCGCCGACTCTGCGCGACCTCGGCAACTCGCACTCGCGCGAGGAGTTCCTCGAGCACTTCGGATTCGTGGTCGACGGGTTGCTTCGCGCGACCAAGCCCGGCCGCCTCGCGTGCTGCCACGTTCAGCAGCTCGCAACGACTAAGGCGACCCACGGCGAGATCGCGCTGACGGACTTCCGCGGGCAGGTCATCTCGGCGTTTCAGCGTGGCGGCTGGATCTTCCACGGCGAGGTCACGATCGACAAGGACCCCCAAGCGCAGGCGATCCGTACCAAGGCCCAGGCGCTCATGTTCAACACGCTCAAGCGCGACTCGTCCATGACCCGCCCGGCGATGGCCGACTACCTGCTCCTGCTTCGAGCCCCCGGCGAGAACGCGGTGCAGATCAAGGCAGAGGTCTCAAACGAGGAGTGGATTCAGTGGGCGCGGCCGGTCTGGTACGACATCCGGGAGTCGGCCACGCTGAACGCTGCCGCCGCCCGTGAGGATGCCGACGAGCGCCACATCTGCCCGTTGCAGCTCCCGTTGATCGAGCGATGCGTCCGGCTCTGGTCGAATCGCGGCGAGCTGGTGTTCTCGCCGTTCGCCGGCATCGGCTCCGAGGGTGTCGAGTCCGTGAAGCGCGACCGGCGGTTTCTGGGCATCGAGCTCAAGCGCTCCTACTTCGAGACGGCTTGTCGCAACGTAGAGGCCGCGAGCACGCAGCTCAGCATGGGGGCTCTTGCGTGAGCGCCTACGACGAGACCTGTACAGAACGCGACCCCGAGTATCGTGCGGAGATGGCCCGCCGGCGCGTCTACGACGACGTCCGCACAGAACGCATTCGCCAGGACGCCTTGGCCGCCGCCGGCCGCTGGGATGGCGAGTCCATGGCCACCATCTCCGATGATCGGCGCCTGCGGGTGCTGGTCGAAGAGATCGGCGAGGTCGCTCGCGCTCTCGAGGAGGACGACTCGCAGCTTCGGGTCGAACTGGTCCAGGTCGCCGCCGTCGCGGTGGCCTGGCTGGAAGCCTTCGATCTCACTGGAGCCACCGCGTGAACCGCAACGAGGTCGCCGAGCTCCTCGCCGAGATCAACGGCCACTGGCCGCACGCTCAGCTCCCGACCGTCTCGCTTCCGCTCTGGATCGAGGAGTGCTCGGACCTCGACTTCGGCCAGGCCAGGGCCGCCGTCAAGGCCCACCTGCGCTCCGGCGAGCGCTTCGCGCCGACTGCCGGGCAGGTCCGGGCAGCAGCCGTCGAGCTCGACCGTGACCTGCCGGAGTGGCCGGAGGTCCAGGCCGAGATCGAGCGCCTCATTCGCAAGGGGTTCAGCATCTACCGGAGCCCATCGACCGAGGACTATTCCTCGCCGCTGGTCGCTCACTTCGTCGCCGAGATCGGCTGGCGGCGCTTCTGCATCGAGGGCTACGACACGACCTTCGCCGCCCAGACCCGAGACGCATGGCGAGCGTTCTCGGGGCGCATCCGCCGCGACGACGCCCTGGCCGGCCTGCCCGCCGCCGGCCTGCGCCGGCTGGCCCGGGTCAACGGCGAGCCGCGCCAGCTCGGCGCCGCGCTTCGTGACGCCCTTCCCAATCCCGAAAGGACCACCACATGACCGAGCTCGCCATCTGTATCTTCTGCGAGAGGCCGATCCTCTGGGTCCGCTCGGCGGCCAACGACCGCCTGATGCCGCTCGACCGCGAGCCGGTCGCCGACGGGAACGTGCGCCTCGAGCGCACCGGGCGCGCTCACGTCTTCGCCGACGCCGGCAGCGCGAAGGCCGACGCGCTGCGCGGGAGCGGAGCGCGGGGGCTCTACCCCGATCGGTACCGCTCGCACCACTCGACCTGTCCGAAGGCCACCCCTCGCCCCAAAGAGAGGAACGGATGAACGATCGAACCCCTGAAACTCCAGCCAAGCATCTGCGACACGCGATCTCGGATGCGCTCCGCCAACTTGATCTAGCGGCCGAGCGTGTCGCAGACAAGCGGTTCGCAGGCGTTGCGCGGGCGATCCTCCGAGGGCAGCTTGGCGATACCGCGCCCCTCGCCCGTCTCGCCGGGGTCGAGCGGGAACTAGAGGATGCCATCGACTACCGCGACGCCGTCGCCCAGGACCACCTGGAGGAGAAGGCTCGAGCCGAGGCAGCCGAGCGAGAGCGAGACCACGCATGGAACTGCCACAAGGGCCAAGTCGAGACGAAGCGGCGGCTCTCGGAACGGTACGGACAACTGCACGCCCGAGCCGAGGCGGCCGAGACGGCACTGCGGGATGTCGAGGAGGCGCTGAGGGCGGTCCAGCGGAACGACATGACTCGGCCTTACGAGTACCGAGGCCGCGGAGCGCGCCGCGCTGACGGCTTGACACCGACAGACGGATCGCGCTGGCTGACGCCGCGCGAACTCGCAACGATCGCCCTGGCGCCCCGCACCACAACGACCGAGGAGGTCCCTCATGCCTGACGCATCCGCACTGCCTAAGTCCGCACGACTGCGAGATGACTACGACGAGCCGCCCGAGGCCGACGCCGGGCTCGAAGAGCGCCTGTGGGCGGCGCTCGACCGGTCCGTGGGCTTGCTCGAGGCACGGCTCGACGCTCTCGTCAAGCAGGGGTATCCGAACCTCGCCGCCGAGGACACCGCGGCCGTCCGCAACATCGCCGAGACGCTAGACCGGCTCGGCCTGCTCAAGCCACCGCCCCCGCCCGTCGAGGCGCCCGAGCCCGATCCCTCCGAGGTCTGGATCGCGGCCTCGGAGATAGGGTGGCCGACCTACGACTGCGATGAGCTCGTGGTCCGCCTGCGCGAGCGCTACGAGGGTCGGGCATGAGCGGCGAATGGCAAGCGTGCCCGGTGTGCTTTGGACGCGGGTTCGTGCCTGCTGGGTTCTACGGCCCACCTGTGTACACCAATTCGGAAACGTGTCGTACCTGCAACGGCACGACCGTTGTCGTCCGGCCGGAATTGCCAACCCCCAACGAACCGGCGCCCGCTCGCCCTCAGCCGCCCCGTCCCAGGCTCCGCATGGAGATGGAGGTTCGGCCCCGAGGGCGGCACGTCTTGGCGCGGCGGCATCTCCGCGCCCTCGAGCGGGAGATGCGGCGGCTGGAGCGTGGTCAACGGCTTAACCGGCCCGCCTTTGACCTCGGCCTGCTGCGAGGGCTCAAGCTCGCCGAAGGAGGGCAGTATGAGCCTCGACGCTGACTGGTACGACGATCTGAAAGACAAGTACCGCGCACTCGAAGCCGAGAACGCCGATCTTCGCTCTAAGCTGCAAGCGGCTGAGGGGAGGATCGCACGGGCGCGGGAGGAGGCTCAGGCTATCGTGGCCTATGCCGATACCAAGTTCGCAGGTGATTGCGCAGAACGCGAGAGGGTGCGCCAAGGTGGAAAGCGCCTCGCAGCGAAGGTGCTGCTCACCGTCCTCGACCAACCTGCCAACGCCGAGGGAATCGCGTCGGAGGGCGGCTCAGCGCAAGCGGCTAACCCTCGTGAAGTGCCAACGGACGCGCCCTCGGTCGAGGCAGTGGTAGGCATCCTCAAGGGCTATGAGCGGATTCCTTGGGAGGGAGCCGACCAGACCGACTGGCAGGCGCTCGCGGGGGAGCTGGCGGAGGGGCTGGGAGTGGCCGGGCACGCTCACCTGGCGCACTACGACGCTGCGGTGGTCGCAACCGCCCTCGCCCGCTACCACGAGGCCATCGCCCAGCACGGCGGGGAGGGCTCGTGAGCGTCCCGTTGACCGTCGTTTGCCCGGCCTGCGAAGGCGACGGCTGCGACAGGTGCGAGGGGCTCGGGAGGGTGCTTTCCGGCCGAGCCGTAGCCGTTGCGTCGCTCATCTGGCTACATGGCCCACGCGAGGCGACGCGGCTGATCCACGAGGCTGACGAGCGCCACCGCCAGCACGGCGGGGAGCCTCATGGCTGAGGACGAAGGGCGCGATTGGCAGTTCATCGTCGCCTGGTGCCTCGGCTGGGGCCTCTTCCTGGGACTCGTGGCGGTCCTCACGCTCATCTTCGGCCAGTTTGCCTGCTGGATGGCGTACGACTGCTCTGGTTTCGTGCTCGCATGACTCGATCAAACGCGCCGCAGCCGTGGCCCGCGGCGGTGAGCCGGATAGACGCCACATCTCGCCGCCAGCGGCGGACACCGCTCGGCATGGCGTCACATTCGCATCGCTTTGGGTAGCGAGTAGGGGCCGATCCCCGCGTTTCGGCGGCGTGGGGAACTGTGCGGTTTATGTCGCGCCCGATACCCGCGCAGGATGGCCGGCCGGCACCTCCCGAAGACCCTCACCGCCGATGAGGTTGCGGCGCTCAAGGCGAGACCGAACCTCGAGGCGCCGACCGGCCTCCGCAACCGCTGCCTGATCGAGGTCATGCACCGCTCCGGCCTGCGGGTCTCCGAAGCGTGCGGCCTGCACCTGCGCGACGTGAAGTGGCGCGAACGGCAGATCCATGTCCGCCCCGAGATCGCGAAGGGCGGTAAGGAGGCCGTCGTCTACCTCGACCCCGCGGCGCTCGCGCTGCTCGAGCGCTGGAAGGATGTGCGCCGCGGGTACGCCGCCGGGCAGCCGTGGCTGTTCACCACGCTCAAGGGCGGGCCCGTGAACCGCCACTACGTCTGGGAGATGGTCCGCCGCTACGCGCGCCGCGCCGGCATCGAGCGCGACGTCCACCCGCACGTTCTGCGGCACACCTACGCGACCGAGCTGCTCGCCGAGGGCTTCAACGTCGTCGAGGTCCAGCGGCTGCTGCGCCACTCCGACATTCGCACCACGACGATCTACCTCCATCTGAGAGATGAGGACCTGGCCCGCAAGATCGGGCGCCGCTGAGTCGTCGACCTGGGGTTGAGCTACAGTCTGGCCCAAGGTGAGCGCCCACCGTTCCTGTCGCTGTGCCCCGCCGAGGCCGATCTCGTGCTGAGCACGCCCGTCGCGCTGCATGACATCCGCGACGTCAACATGTTCGTTCGCAACGCCCTCGACAAGGCGCCGGTGACGCTCGACCCTCAGGAGTTCGAGGAGTTGGCAGCCGAGGGCCTGGTGATCCTCTACTGGCTCGCCCGCAAGTACGAGCCCCACCGCGAGGGCTACGAGAAGGCGGGCAGCTTCGCCGGCTATGCGGCGATCTACTTACCGAAGCGCATGACCGACGCCTGGCACCGCTCGCACCCCGAGCACCGCTACATCACCCTGCCGGATGGCAAGCGGGCGTGGCAGTACCTCAAGTCGACGGTGAGCCTTGACGAGCAGCGCGTCAAGTTCGCCAACGTGAGCGGGCGCCAGGACTGCGACGAGGTGCACGAGGGACGCTTCGTTCAGCGCTCTCAGTGGGTTCCGGTCCCCGAGGCCGAGCCCCTTGCCGCTTAGCTCACCCGCTGTCCGCGCGCTGCGCGGGCCGCTCGTCGAGGATGCCCGCGAGCGGATCGAGCGGGAGGTCAACGTCGCGCTGAAAGTCGCGGTGCTGCTCTGGGCCGAGACCCCACGAGGACAGTTCGCCGAGCGTGCCGAGGCGACCGAACCCGAGGTCAAGGCCGCGATCGCCACCCTGCGCCGGATCGCCCCGCGGCTCGAGCGCGAGGAGCGCCCGACGCCGAACCTCTTTTAGAGGTAGACTGCCTCGACGTTGCTGACCGTCGCAGAGCACTTGCGCAGCTTGGGTCGGGCCCTGAAGGACACGCTGGGCATCCCAGAGAAGACGATCTGCCCGGTGTGTCACAAGGGCATTCGCTGGGACGAGGTTCACGCCGCCTGCTTTTCGCGCCGGCGCCGTCGCGGCTCAGATCAAGGAGAGCGGCGCGCTCGATGTCGGGCTCGTCGTCTGCGACGCCGAGGACGTCGTCAGCGCGGC